ACCAAGATTTTCTACTTTACGAGAAAGCAAGGTTCCTCCGGTTGTAGTACTATTAAGAATCCCCCATTCATTAACCGTAGAGGCATTATTTCCATCTGTTGTAGCGAAGATGGATTTATATACTACTACGAGATTAGTTCTGCTAGGAAATGTTGCCTCCATAGGCCTCCGCCCAGTTTCTGCAACTAATGCCGTTTGGCCTGCTGAGAAGGCAGTGGAAGATGTACCAATAGCGATAGCGCTATTAGTATTATTAAAGAAAGTCGGTGTCTCCCCTCCAATAGCCCTCACTACCTGTGTTAGCCCTGCATCTGTTAACGCCATCCTTCACCCCTAACGGATATAATGTGATACGACTTTATCATTTACCATAACTATTCTTTCAGCCAGAAACTCCTCTGTATGAATGTCTCCATTATACTTCTCAATAACATACTTTTCCTCTAAAATCATTTTCGCATCTTCGTTTCTAGTCACCCTGGCCTCCTAATATAAGATTATAACACTATAAGAATTAAATAGAAAGGCGGCCCTTGGGCCGCCAGTCTATTTACTATTAGATTACGGAACCGTAATCGTAATTGTGACAGTAAACTGCCAAGTCTGCGTTCCTGGCTTGGTACCTAGTGACTCAACCTTTCGATTAAGCATTGTTGCTCCTGCGGAAGTATTGAAAACTCCCCACTCTTCCCACGCGCCGTTAGCCTGTGTCGTTGTAAAGTTTGAACGAAACTGCATCTGATTAGTAGTTACGATTGGATATCCAGACTCCATACCATTACGAGCACTTGTTAAAGCGCTGACGAGCGCGGTTTGAGTATTCGAAAAGGCCGTAGCACTGTTCGATCCGATGCCGATATAGGCATTGGCACTATTAAAGTTAGTGAATGCACTACCGCATAGTGCCAAAGTAATCAAGTCTCTTCCTGCGTTAGTAATAGACATTTATTTCCCTCCTTCCGCGCCGTTAATAATATGTTCTACGAGTTCTCCATTAACGAATACCAGTTCTTCTACGGGAAGACCGGCTAGACCAGAATCTATTTCTGCATCTGTAAAGTCTCCATCAAACTTCCTAAGAACATATCTTACTTCTTCAACGTCAGTCTCTGAAAAGTCCTGTATAATAGGTACCTCTTCACCAAAATTGAATTCTTCTAGTTCTGATTCACTCATGAGTAATAATCCTCCAATTCCCTTGGTGTCGCTATAGTAAATCCTCTAGGATCATAGTCAAAGATCTCTTGCGCCTCCGAGGGTGACATAACAACATAGGGGTGGTCTTTAGTAAACCTATGATTCTTAATTTCATAGGTAGGATTTGCTCTATTCATCCTAACTAAAATCTCTGATTCAGGAGAAATGCTCTTTTCTTGAGTCTTTTGAACTATGGGGACTGGTACTTCATCTGGAACTCCATAGACCTTATTATACTCGTCCTGAGTAACACCTTCTTCGCTTAATAGGGCTAAAACCTCAGCCTTAGTCTTTGATCCTGAGTGATCCACCCCAAATTCGTCAGCGACGGCTCGTAACTCCTTAACCTTTAAATCTTTAAGCATTAAAACCTCCTCTATTTACTATCAAAGTATATCATCTAGATGATTATGTCGCAATCTTTCTGGCCGGAGTACTAAGTGCTCGCTCCGGAAAAGTAAGTTGGGGAAAGGTTTCCCCTTCCCCAACTATACCATAAACTATACCTCAGTGCTTAGGTATTAACTCGCGATTTTTACATCTTTGACTACTACCCAGGCATCGAGATTTTCAATCTGTACTCCCACTCTTGTGTACATAGTGTACTCTACAGTATCTTTCTTAGCCTCGAACTCGCTATAAACAACAATGTCTCTCTTGATTCCAACTAGACGGTTATTGGGGAATGTAAGTTCTACATATCCGTGATCACCCGATCCACCGGAATAAGATGCGTTAAGGTCTTCTTTCTGTAGCGCAACTTCAACAATCGGAATTCCAAAGGCGTATGGATATGTTCCACCGCTCTGTCCCTGGGGTCCTGCGACCTGTCCAGTAAGAACTCCGGATGCAAACGCCTCAGGGGTTCCTTCTGACCCATACGCGCTAGAAAGCGAGAATAGGTAGTCCTGAATTGTGTTACTTCCAGTGTAGAATCTCAACTGTGCCCTGCGCTGCTTGTACTTACGAGGAAGTACCTTAAGTGCCTGGTTAAAAGTTGAGCGATTGATAGCATGACCAGCCGCTGTGTTCTCAACAACGTGAGCGCCATCAAGGGCGCGGACGTGCCAACCATCGAAAGACTTATACAGAGCGTCACCGGTTAGGGTGTCGTCACCGTTAATACATAGATCCTCGATATCATTACCAGCCTGCGTTGCCATTAAACCGGCAATATGGTCCTCCAGGGAGGCCCCCTCAATGTTGTCCTCTAGGGATTCTGTTGAAAGTTCCCAGTCAAGGCGCAACTTCTTCGTGGTAAGCGAAATCTTTGTGAACGTCGCACCAGCGTTAACGCCAGTATCAGTTGCCTCTGTTGCCAGACGGACCAACTTCTCTCCGACCCCTACCTTGTCAATGTCTACTGTATCTGAACGCATACGGATTGTACGGGCAGTTTGAACCAGCGATGTAGCATCCCACATATAGTCGATAAAACGACTTGACTGTTCTGCATTTAGTAGCCCACCACCCCCGTTTGACACGGTGGTCGTAGTTACTACCTTCTCAAGCAATTCGTTACTCATATTTTATATTTCACCTCTCTTTCTCTTTTTATTGTGTAATGGTGCTTGCGCTGGCGAAGTGCCCGCCCCATGAAAATCCTTTCTTAACCGGCTCAGATTCTACCTCTTCACCGGACTTCTTTACTGCGGTTGAACGCTCTAGGTTTTCTAGACGCTCACCGACATTTGCTACCGCCTCTGCAAGTGGGGCTAATTTCGCCATGCTCTCTGCAAGGGCTGCGACGGCCTTCGTAATCTCTTCTACGGAGGTGGCCTGCTCGGTTGCGCTCTTGGTTACAGCCTCCGAAACAAAGTTCTTTACTTCATCTAGTACCTTCGTCACATCAAACTCTGGGGTTGCCGCCTCTTCTGACTTCTCTACAGTCTCTACGGGCTCTGCAACAATTTCTTCGGCCTTTTCGACGATATCTGTGGTGGCTACAGCCTCCTCAGACTTCTCAACGGTATCTTCGATTTCATCAACTTCAAGGGCCTTTTCTACAGTGTCTACATCAGACATATTTACACCTCCATCTCTTTTAGTGGTATCAGTATTATTATCTCCGACTTTCTCTTCATTTGCAAATTGGGCATTTTGCTGAGGACTCTTTTCACCACTAGACTCTTTTATCTGTTGTGAAGTAATAACCTTCTCTACCCACCCGTCAACAAACTTTTTCAATTCTTCCGGAGAAGACTTACTATCTGTTATTTCGATCCAGCCAATATTTGTCATAGGGGCAGAGCATTCAATACACGCCTCTGAACCTTCACTAGAAGATCTTGCTATTCTATCAAAATCACACCAAAAAACGTTTTCTGACTGCATTTCTGCAGCAATCCCCTTCATGATAAGTTCTCCATCGACTTTTTGAATTGACAAGATGTTTGCAAACTGATTTGCAGGGTTATCTACTAGAGACAACTCGAATAGTGAAATTTGTGTGATGAACCTAACTGTCTTAGCAAGATCTGGAACATATTCTGAATGCTGCTCTATAATATGTCCACCAATTGAAAAACCGCTTAAAGTTTTATCAAGAACCTTTTCCCATGTATCCTGCGCCCCCTTTGAAACATAAACTGTTACATATATTCCTAGATAGGTCTTACCAGTCTGTTCATCATAATATGGAGCCTGACTAAAGGAAATCATCCTTCCGGCCGCAATTGGCTGGTGCATTTCACGAATATTACCACGAAATGTCATAAATGCCTCTTCTGAGGCACTAGAGGTTACTACGTCGTTTGACTGATCTACATTATTAACTGTAGCGAATCCGGACACTGTTCGATTTTCTGTATCGACCTTGGCGAACGGCATGAGAATTCTAACATCATCCCCATCATTAATCCAACTAGCCTTTAATAGTTCCATAGTAGTTAAATTTTACCAACATTTTCTTTATTACGCAAGTTAGGTCTGTGCTCTTCCTGCGCCACCGGGCTGTCTGGCTTCACCCTGAGTGTCTGGTGCCGTCCCCTGTCTGGCCTGATCTCTAGCACGATTACCGCTGGCTTGTGTAGCCTGCTCATTTCTAGTGGCCGCAGTTAGTGCAACAGGCTTATCTCCGCCCTCTATACTACCCATTCCAATTTCGGCACGAATCTCATTAGGTACCAAAACCTGTACTCTAACCAGCCTCTCCCAAATCTTACTCTGGGTATCAGCATCTGTTAAGGAAATTTCATTGAATTTAAGTAGTAGGGCATCTGTAACCTCTTGAATTATGCGGTTAATCTTTTTAGCCAAAAGACTCTGCATTGGTTTAACAACCTGTTCAGAAAATGTCTTGTCTGCATCACGGGCAATTGCTAATGAAACACTCTCTGCTACACTAACTTTAGTAATAGGAGTAGCATTAACTGCGAGAACTTCGTCACGAGTTCCTTTACGATAGTTATTAAATGAAGAGTCTTGAATACCATTTTCAACCTCATGCATCTTAAACTCTGATTTATTATCTGCGGTATCATCTGGAAGGGGGATATACATTGAACGATGATTTCCTGCCATTCCCTTCATACCTTCTAGAAACTCTAGAAGTTTACGCTCTGACTTCTCACTTAGGTGTCCTCCCTTTATAGTAATAATATATCTAGGAACGGCCTTATTCTCGAAGTAGTCTAGGTTATACCGTGCTGCAAACTCTGCTCCAGCCACTGCATTCTTTGCGGCTACTACATTAGGAATTCCATAGAAGGTGCTCGTAGGTGAATAGTTTTTAATATGAATAACTTCATTTGGTTTAGGATCACCTGTAATTGGATCTCTAGTGGTAGTATCTCCATAATTTCTAAAGAATACAGCGTCTTTACCTACAATTTGAACAAATCCGTCTCTTGATATACGAACTCGCATAGTAGTAGAGGGAATATGTCCAATATATCCAACAACACCATTAAGATCTCTTCCTACTTCAAAGTAGCCGTTACCAGTTGACTCATAATCAAGGTACACCTTGCCGAGGGTCTCAGAGAACTCTGAATCTGGATTAAGATTATCCAGCCATTCATTCATAAGTCTTTTCTCACGAATAAACCTTTTTCTGGCCTTCTTTAAAGCCGATGGAGTCTCAATATTCTCCATTCTTTCGGCTAGCGTGGGGGAGGCAACAAAGTCGTACCCCTGTCCTACTACTGTTACTACTTTTGCATTAATAGCAGAGTAGTTATAAGGGTTAACCTCATACAATTTTGCTAGATAGTCCATATTATATGGAGGCTGCTTAACTTTGAATATAGAATATCCGGTAATGGCGCCGTCCTCTAAGGCATTAGAGGAGGCCGCTCGGCTAATTCTCTTCTTAATAGTGGGAGAAAGACCTGTGAGGGCCTTAATACTATTTCCAGAACTCTCAAATGGGTCACTGGATATAGTTTCCGTTACTACTGTACGTCCTTTAACATCTGAAAGAGTAGTCGCTTCAATTTCTTGCATTCTTTTTCACCCTCAAGTCATCAATTAGCGATCCAACATCCTCGGTATCGGGTACTAGGCCCAATCTAGCCCGTTCTCTCTGGATTTCGTACTCTTCATCAGAAATCTTTCGGTGTCCGGCGAAGAATACTGGCCCTC